GTCCTGCGGCCGAGGGACTTGGAGCGACGCTGCACCGTTCGCCCACGGTGGCCATCAGCCGCGAGCAATGCCCCGCGATGGCGGTGTTCCCCGAATCCGAGTCCATCACCGAACGTGCCAACGACCGCGTCACGCGCGAACTCACTGTCCGTGTCGTCGCGCTGGCTCGGGCCGTTCCACCCGCCTCTCCAGAAACGGAAGCCGACCGCCTGCTTACCGCTGCCCACGCCGCCTTGTTCGTGGACGGCACGTTCGGCGGGCTGGCGTTGGGCATCCGTGAGCAGGAGTGCGAGTGGGAAGTCGAGGACGCCGACGCGGTGGCCGTGGCTCTCCCGGCGCGCTATCGCATCACGTACCGAACGCTGGCCAATGACCTTTCAACCCTTGGATGACACCCATGACCCACCTCGCCAAAACCATCGTCACCCTCACGCGCCCGCACACCCACGCTGGCAAAGCGTATGGCGTCGGTGACCGGGTCGAGATCGACGCGACATCAGCCGACTGGCTGATCGCGCACGACATCGCCACACCGGAGCCAACCGCCCCCATCGCTGACCGCATCACTGAACCCGAACCCAAACCCCTCCAACGCAAGGAACCCAAGCAATGAGCACCTACGCCAGTTTTCAAGGCCGCGTCTTTCTCGGCAAGCGCGACATCGACGGCCTTCCCATCGAAGTGCGCTCGCCCGGCAACGTCGCCGAGCTGAAGCTCTCCCTCAAGACCGACGTGCTGGAGCACTACGAAAGCCAGACCGGCCAGCGCTCGCTGGATCACCGGATGGTCAAGCAGAAGTCGGCCACCGTGAACCTCACCATTGAGGAATTCACCAAGGAGAACCTGGCTCTGGCCCTCTACGGCAACCACGTCGTCGGTACGCCGGGCACGGTCACCGCCGAACCGGTGGGTGGTGCCACGCCGATTGCTGGCGACCGCTACTTCCTGGCCCACCCGAAGGTGTCGTCCCTGGTGGTCGTGGATTCGGCGGGCACGCCCGCCACCCTGGCCCTGGGCACGAACTACACCGCCGACACCGACTTCGGCGCCATCCAGTTTCTGGACACCACCGGCTTCACCGCACCGTTCAAGGCCAGCTACGGCTATGGCATCGCCACCGAGATCGGCATCTTCACGCAGGCATTGCCCGAGCGCTTCCTGCGGCTCGAAGGCATCAACACGGCCCAGGGCAACGCCAAGGTGCTGGTTGAGCTCTACCGCGTGGCCTTCGATCCCCTGAAGGAAATCTCCTTCATCTCGGACGAGTACAACAAGTTCGAGCTGGAGGGATCGCTGCTGGCCGACACCACCAAGCCTTTCGATGCGGTGCTGGGCCAGTTCGGCCGCATCGTGCAACTCTGATCGGGGTGAGCCATGAGTGATCTGGAAACCCTGATTCCGCAAAGCATCGAACTGGTCATCGACGGTGAGCCACTGGCCATCAAACCGCTGAAGGTCGGGCAGATGCCCGGCTTCCTGCGGGCGATCTCGCCGGTGATGCAGCAGCTCACCGCCACGGACATCGACTGGCTGGCGCTGTTCGGTGAGCGTGGCGACGACCTGCTGTCGGCCATCGCCATCGCGGTCGGCAAACCCCGCGCGTGGGTCGATGAGCTGGCCGCCGACGAGGCAATCCTGCTGGCCGCCAAGGTGATCGAGGTGAACGCCGATTTTTTTACCCGGACGGTAGTCCCGAAACTCGACGGTCTGTTCACGCAAGTGAAGCTGCCGCCCGTCGTGAAAGCGGCGGCTGGTTCGATGCCGTCCAGCACCTGATCGAGCACGGCCACCGCCTGCCCGACATCCTCGACTACACCCTGGCGCAGGTGCGCGGCTTCGTTGCAGCGACTGCGCGCACCGATGCGGCCCGGGATGCGCGGCTGCTGTCCGTGATTGCCATCGGCACGCGCGGCGATGCCCGCCACCTCGACCAGACCCTCGACCGCCTCACCGACAAGGCCACCGACCGTGTCTGACGACCATGCGCCGCAGTTATGAAAATTTCCGTCCAGATCGATAGCGCTGCCGCCCAGGCGCAATTGCGCCGCTGGGGCGGCGAGTTCCGTGACAAGGTCAAGAAGGCAGTCGCACGTGCCATCGCCAGTGAGGCGGTCGAACTCAAGCAGGACGTGCGCAGCCACGTCGCAAGCCAGATGGCCGTGGTCAAGAAGTCCTTCCTCAAGGGCTTCACCGCCAAGGTGCTGGACAAAGACCCGAACCGGCTGCCCGCGCTCTACGTGGGCTCGCGCATTCCGTGGTCGGGGATGCACGAGACCGGCGGTCTGATCGCCGGTCGGATGTTGATTCCGTTGCACGGACGGGTTGGACGCAAGCGCTTCAAGGCGCAGATCGCCGAGCTGATGCGCGGTGGCAATGCCTATTTCATCAAGAACGCAAAGGGGAACATCGTCCTGATGGCCGAGAACATCAAAGAGCACGACCGGCCACTGGCGGGCTTCAAGCGCCGCTACCGCAAGGCCGAGGGCATCAAGCGCATCAAGCGCGGTGCGGACGTGCCCATCGCCGTCTTGGTGCCCAAGGTCGCGCTCAGGAAGCGCATCGACGTAGAGCGTCTGGTCGCGGGTCGCATCCCGCGTCTGGCGGCCGAGGTCGAGAAGCAGATCAGCACGGTGGACTGATTCATGGCCAAGCGAATTTCCATCCTCGTCGCGCTCGAAGGGGCCGACGACGGGCTCAAACGCGCCATCACGTCCGCCGAGCGCAGTCTCGGTGAGCTTTCGGCCACCGCCAAGACCGCCGGGGCCAAGGCTGCCGCCGGAATGGCCGAGGTCAAGGCGGGGATGTCGGCCTTCGGCGATCAGGTCGCCACAGCCAAGACGCAGTTGCTGGCTTTTTTGTCGATCAACTGGGCCGCTGGCAAGGTGCAGGAGATCGTCCAGATCGCCGATGCCTGGAACATGATGTCCGCGCGCCTGAAACTGGCCACGGCGGGCCAGCGTGAGTTCACGACCGCGCAAGCGGCCCTGTTCGACATTGCCCAGCGCATCGGCGTGCCGATCCAGGAAACGGCCACGCTGTACGGCAAGCTCCAGCAGGCCGTGCGGATGCTGGGCGGCGAACAGAAGGACGCGCTCACGATCACCGAAAGCATCTCGCAGGCGTTGCGCCTGTCGGGTGCATCGGCCACCGAAGCGCAGTCCTCCTTGCTGCAGTTCGGTCAGGCGCTCGCATCCGGGGTGTTGCGTGGCGAGGAGTTCAACTCCGTTGTCGAAAACAGCCCCCGTCTGGCACAGGCCCTGGCCGATGGTTTGAACGTGCCCATCGGACGGCTGCGCAAGCTGGCCGAGGAAGGCCGCCTGACCGCCGACGTGGTGGTCAACGCGCTGCTCTCGCAGAAGGACAAGCTGTCAGCCGAGTACGCGCAACTGCCGCAGACGGTGAGCCAAGCCTTCGAGCGCTTGCGCAATGCCTTCGGGCAGTGGATCAACAAGGTCGACGAATCGACCGGGCTGACCAAGAAGCTGGCCGAGGCCCTGACGTGGCTGGCGCAGAACCTCGACACCGTGATGCAGTGGTTGAAGCGTATCGCCGAAGTCGGCCTGGCCGTGCTGATTTACCGACTGATCCCGGCGCTTATCACCGCGTGGCAAACCGCCGGTGCGGCCGCCGTCACGGCCGCCAGCGCCACCGCTGCCGCCTGGACGACGGCCAACCTGTCGGTGTCGGCGGCCGTGGCCAGCGTCGGCGTGCTCAAGACGGCGTTTGCGGTGCTCGGGGCCTTCCTGGTCGGCTGGGAAATCGGGACGTGGCTGTCGGAGAAATTCGAGATCGTCCGCAAGGCGGGCATCTTCATGGTCGAGGTGCTGGTCAAGGCGGTCGAGCAATTGCGCTACCGCTGGGAGGCTTTCGCCGCCATCTTCACGTCGGACACGATTGCCGAGGCCACCAAGCGCCACCAAGCCCGGCTCGCGGAGATGAACCAGATCTTCGCGCAGATGTACGCCGACGCGACCAAGGGGGCTGACGCCGCCAAGGGCGCGATGAACACCGCCGCGACCGCTGCCGAGGAAATCGCCAAGCGGCTGGAGGCCGTGCGCCAAGGCACGCAGGAAGCGGTCGGTCGCGGCATCGAGGCCGTTCACAGCGCGCTGGAGAAATTGAAGTCCCGCCTTGGCGAGGTCGAGCAAGCCGTGGGCAAGGCCAACCAGACGGTCAACGACGCCACCGCCAAGATGGCCGAGGCGTACAAGGGGCTGACCTCCATCGTCGAGGCCAACCTGCAGCGCCAGATCGAGGCCGTAAAGGCACGCTACCAGCAGGAGCAGTCGGCGCTGGAGACGTCCAAGCAGTCCGAAGCGGCGCTGATCACCAAGTCGACGCAACTGCTGACCGATGCGCTGACCCAGCAGACCACGCTGCGGCGGCAGGCCACGACGGACGCGTTGAAGCTGATCGACGATGAATCCCGCGCCAAGATCGAAGCGGCGCGCCGTGACGGGCAAACCGAGGCCGAGCGCGCGGCCAACGTCACGCGTGTCGAAAACGAAATCCTGGCCACCAAGCGCCAGACGATGACGCAGGCGTTGGCCGAGTACCGTCAGCACATCGACGCGCTCAACGCCGAAGCCAACCGGCATCTGGCCGAGATCAAGCGCATCGAGGAGGAAAAGCGTCAGCTCTCGATGACGACGGAGGAACGTGTCCGCGACATCCGTCGTCAGGGCATGACCGACTTCGAGGCCACGGAAGACCGCAAGCGCCAGATCGCCGAGTACCAGGAGAAGGCCCGCGAGGCGCTGGCCAGCGGTGAGTTCGAGCAGGCCCGGCAGCTGGCGCAGAAGGCAATGGATCTGGCCGCGCAGGTGGCCAGCTCGCAAACCAGCGAGGCCAAGCGCGGTGAGGACGCCCGCAAGCAGTCCGAGCAGGCAGTGTCACAGGTCACCCAGTTGGAATCGCAATCACGCGATGCCTATCGCAAGCAGGAATACGCGCAGGCCGAAGCCCTGATGCGACAGGCCGACCAGTTGCGCGCCGAACTGGCCCAGAAGACCAAGGATGCCGATGCGCAGATCGCACAGGGCAAGGATGGAGTCAATCAAGCCATCCAGCGCATCCGCGAGTCGGAGGAGATTCTGAACAAGACGCTGGACGCCGAGGCCAAGGCCCACCAGACGGCGGCGCAGTCGGCACTCTCGGCGCGCGAGGAAATCAGCCGCACGCTCGCGCAGACGGAGTCGCAGATCGACCAGATCACCGCGAAGCTGAAGGACGGTCTGAAGGTCACCATCGACGCCGACACCGCGCGTTTCGACAAGGCCATCGCCGATCTGGACAAGGCGCTGGCCGAGAAGGAGTACCTGCTCAAGATTCAGGCCGACTTGCAGGAGGCCGAGAAGAAGCTGCAGCAATACGAACAGCTACTGAAAGAAGGCAAGACGCTGCCCGTCGATGCGGACGTGTCCAAGGCCAAGGAGGCGCTGGCCAAGCTCAAGACCTACGCCGACCAGAACTCGCAATTCGAGCTGAAGGTGGCCACCGAGAAGGCGCAGGCCGCGATCACCAACGTCGAAGGCCAGATCAAGGCGCTGGATCGCATCCAGACCGAATCTCGGCATCAGGTCAGCACCAATGCCGAAGCGGCCCGCGCCGAGATCATGAGCCTGAACGGGGCCAACACCTCGAGCACGCACACGATCTACGTGACGAAGGTGGAAACGAATGCCACCGGCGGTCTGGTCGGTAGCGGCGTGCGCCGCTTTGCCGACGGCGGCGCGGTGGCCCCGGCCTTTCCCCGGATGAGCGGTGGCTCGGTTCCCGGCTCCGGCCACCACGACACCGTGCCGCGCACTTTGGACGCCGGTGCCTTCGTGATTCGCAAGGCTGCGGTGCAGAAATACGGCGGCGGTGCGCTCTCGCGTCTGGCCAATGGTGTCGCCCGATTCGCCGTCGGCGGCCGCGTGCTGGCTTCTGGCAATGGCAGTTCAGCGGGCGGCAATTCGGATGGCAAGCCCAGCCCCCCGAAGAAGAACCGCGAAGCGGTCGAGGCGATGAAGATGATCGATCTCGGCCTGCAGGGCATGAACGAGTACACCAACTGGCTCCAGTGGAACTACGGTGCCTCGGTCAGCCTGGACATGCGCAGCAAGACGATGGAGAGCTACGGCAAACAGGCCCAGCAGGATCGGCGTGCGCTGGAGGATTTCATCAGCCGCAAGCAGCTCACCGGCAACGAGCGCCAGAACTTGGAGCGCATCAAGCAGACGTGGCGGCAGGCGATGGCTCAGCCGCTGCTCTGGGGCAAAGACCTGGAGCGCGAGCTGATCGACTACATGGAACAGAACCAGGGGGAGTTCTACCGGCGCGGTGGCATGGCCAAGTCCGACACCGTCCCGGCGATGCTCACGCCGGGCGAGTTCGTCGTGAACAAGGATGCCGTGTCCCGTTACGGCGCTGGCTTCTTCGAAGCGATCAACAACCTGTCCGCCCCGGCGCAGGCATTGGCCGGTCGCGCGCTTGCGGGCGTTCAGGGCTTCGCCACGGGTGGCTTGGTTCAGCCCAGCGGCTCGCGGTTGGCCCGGCCGGTGTTGGCGACCGATGCCGGGCCCAGCCGCACGGTACGCGTGGAACTGTCCTCGGGCGACCGCAAGGTCAACGCCTCCGTCGATGCGCGCGACGAGTCGCGCCTTCTGCAACTTCTTGATGCTGCTCGCACCCGAGCAGTCTGAGTCCATTCCGATGCAACTGAAGAACCTCTCCGATGAGGTGGCCTTGCCGCTGCCCGACGATTTGCTGTGGAGCGATGAGCACGCCTGGACGCCTGCCGTGGCGTCCGCGTCCTACCTCATCACCGGAGCCTTGCTGATCCAGTCTGCGACTCGGCAAGCAGGTCGCCCCATCACGCTGGTGGGTGCGCCCGATATGGCGTGGGTCACGCGCGCCACGGTCGAGCAGCTGCGTGCCTGGGCTGCGTTCCCGGTCAGCAACACCACGGGGCGGTTCGCGCTGACCTTCGCTGATGGTCGCTCGTTCACCGTGGCCTTTCGTCACGGCGACACCCCCATCGAATCCGAACCGGTGCTGGGCATCCCGGCTCGCGCCGACACCGACTTCTATCGCCTGACCCTGCGATTCCTGGAGATCTGAAATGCCGATCCAATCCGGCGACGTGAAACTGCTGAAGTCCGCCGTGATGGCGGACGTTCCCGAGGGTGGTGGCGCGCCCACGGGCAACACCATTGCCGATGGCGTCTCCAACGCCATCTTCCCCGACATCTCCGAGCTGGATCGGGCCGGTGGTCGGGTCAATCTGCGCAAGTCTTTCGTTTCGGTGCAGACCGATGACACCGACACCTACTTCGGGGCCAACGTGATCGTGGCCGAGCCGCCGCAAGATGCCCGGGTCAGCGTCACGCTGTTCAGCACAGAAAAAACCTTCGACACCCGCGAGCAGGCGCAAGTGCGCATCGAGGCCTACCTCAACAAGGGGCCGGAGTGGGCGGGCTACCTGTTCGAGAACCACATCGCGGGTCAGCGCGTGATCCAGATTTTCCAGCGCGTCACCGACACCATCCCCAATGTCGGGCAGACACTGGTCTTGATCGAAAACGAGGGCTTGGGCACGCAGAAGGAGCAGTACATCCGGGCCACCTCCGTTTCGGTGGTCGAGCGCACCTTTACGTACAACAGCGACCAGGACTACAAGGCCAACGTCGTCACCGTCGACATCAGCGATGCGCTGCGCTACGACTTCACCGGCTCGCCTGCGACACGGACGTTCACCCGCGCCACGAACAGCACCAAAGTGCGCGACACGGTCGTGGCCGACGCCGGAACCTACGTCGGGGTGGTACCGCTGACGCAGGCCGCCGCAGTCGGCGACTTCACGATCAAGGGCACCTCGATCTACACGCAGTTGGTGCCGAGCGCGCAGACCGAGACGCCGATCTCCTTCGTTCCTCCCTACGCGGCCGCCGGATTGCCGGTGCCAGGGGTGGTCGCGGTGAGCTACACGGCCAGTCACGCCTGGACGACCAGCATCAAATTCAACCTGCCGGGTGGCTGCCTGCCGGGGTCGCTGACCATCCAGACCGATGGCATCACGATCTTCGACGACGCGGGTCTGCTCAAGACCACCAGCGGCACGGTCGGCACCATCGACTACGCCAACGGCATCCTGACCCTCAACTCGGGCACGATGTCGAACGCGAAGGCGGTCACCTACACGCCCGCCGCCCAAATTCTGCGTGCGCCGCAAAGCTCGGAAATCCCGGTCACGCCGGAGTCGCGCAGCCAGTCCTACGTCGGCACGGTCAACCCGGTGCCGCAGCCCGGAACGCTGTCGATCAGCTACATGGCGCAGGGACGCTGGTACGTGCTGTCCGATGGCGGGAACGGTTCGCTCAAGGGACTGGACACCAGCTACGGCGCGGGTACCTTCAATCGGAACACCGGCGCGTTCGTCGTGACGTTGGGGGCCCTGCCCGACGTGGGCAGTTCGCTCGTCCTGACCTGGAACGTGCCGACGCAGGAGACGCAGCAGGCGTCGACAACCCTGAAGGCCACCCAGAGCCTCGCACTGAACCCGCCTGCAGGGACGGCGGTGCAACCCGGATCGCTCACCGTGTCCTGGGAGTACAGCGGCACCAAGACGGCAACGGCGGCCACCTCTGGCGTACTGTCCGGAGCGGCCACCGGCAGCTTGAGCGTCGCGCAGAACCGCGTCGACTTCGCGCCCAACGTGCTGCCCTCGGTCGGCACGCAGCTCACCGTTAGCTACGTGGCAGGCCCCAAGCAGGAAGACTCGTTCGCGCATCCGTCCCGCAACGGCTCGGGGCTGGTGCCGGTGACAGCATCCCTCGGAGCCATCGAGCCGGGCTCGCTCGAAGTCGAGTGGGATACCCTGACCGACACCTCCGTGCTCGGGGCCTACACCCTCGCGCAACTGCAGGAGATGGGCGTGCAGGCCGCGTGGCGCGATCCGACCCAGATCGCCCGCGACGACGGCAGCGGCAACGTCGTGCTCAACGGCGGCAATATCGGCACGGTCAATTACGCCACCGGCGAGGTGATGTTCAACCCTGACGTGACCGTCCGGATTCCGCGTCCGAACTACACGGCATCGGCTATCGCCGGCACCGGCCGTTGGCGGTTGAACTACAGCGGCATCACCTATGTGAGCGCCCCGTCGCTGTACCCCAACGACGAATCGGGCTACGTGAAGCTGCGCTACAACAGCGCAGGCTCGACCAGCAACCAGTCCGAGACCTTCCAGTTCCTCCCGGCTTTCAAGTTGGTGCCGGGGGTGAATGCCCAGGTGGTGACGGGCACGGTGCTGCTGACGATCAGTGGCGCACAGCCCTGGGGCGACAACGGCCAGGGCACGCTGCGCGAGTTCACCACCAGCGGCTGGGTCACGCGCGGCACGATCAACTACCTGTCCGGTGACGTGGCGCTGACGTCGTGGACGGCAGGCACGAACAACGCGATTGCGCGTGCCAGTTGCGTGACCACGGTGGGTGAGAACATCTCCAGCGAGTACGTGTTCCGTAGCGGCGCGGCTCCGCTGCGCCCGGGGTCTCTGTCGATCCAGTACGCCCGCGCAGTCGGTGGCACGCAAAACGTGACCGCCGGGATCGACGGCAAGATCGAGGCGACCGGCATCAGCGGCAGCGTCGACTACGAGACCGGTCTGGTGCGGGTGCGCTTCGGCACGATGGTGACGGCCGCCGGAAACGAGAGTCAGCCGTGGTACGCCGCCGACCGGGTGGGCGCGGACGGCAAGATTTTCCGGCCCGAACCGGTGGCCGCCTCCAGCGTGCGCTACAGCGCGGTGGCCTACAGCTACTTGCCGCTGGATGCCGATCTGCTCGGCATCGATCCGGTGCGGCTGCCCAGCGACGGGCGCGTGCCGATCTTTCGCCCGGGTGGCTTCGCCGTGGTGGGCCACACCGGCAAGATCACCACCTCGGTCGGCAACGGCCAGACCATCAACTGCGCCCGGGTGCGCCTGTCGCGCGTGCGCGTCGTAGGCCACGACGCAGCGGTGATCAACACCGGCTACACCACCGATCTGGAAGCGGGCACCGTCACGTTCACCAACGTCGCGAGCTACAGCCAACCGGTGACCATCGAACACCGCATCGAGGACATGGCCGTGGTGCGCGACGTGCAGATCAGCGGTGAGATCAGCTTCACCCGGGCATTGACACACGAATATCCCCTCGCCAGCCCTGGCGATCCGACATCCGGCAGTCACGTCTCCAGCGCCCTGGTCGCCGGTGACCTGTTCGCCCGCGTCAGTCTGGTGTTCGACCAGTCAACGTGGAGCGGCGCGTGGTCGGATGCCTTGTCGGGCAGTTCGGCGACCGCGACCTTCAACAACACGCAGTACCCGATCCGGGTGACCAATCGCGGCGCGCTGACCGAGCGCTGGATCGTTCGCCTCACCAACAGCACCTCGTTCGAGGTCATCGGCGAGAACGTCGGCGTGATTGCCACCGGCAACACCAGCGCCGATTGCGCGCCCAACAACCCGGCGACCGGCGTGCCGTACTTCGTTCTTCCGGCGCTCGGCTGGGGCAATGGCTGGGCGACCGGCAACGTGCTGCGCTTCAACACCATCGGCGCGCAGTTCCCGGTCTGGGTCGTGCGCACCGTCCAGCAAGGGCCGGAATCCGTGCCCGATGACAACTTCACGTTGCTGATTCGCGGCGATGTGGACACCCCTTGATCTCGTAGACAGGAACCATTGAGATGACTGACCTGACCGTCAAATACTTCAACAGCGGCATGGTGGGCGCGCCTCAGATCTCCAACAACTGGGGCGATCTGGTGACGATGCTCGACGCTTGCCTGGTCAACGGCTTCAGCCTGAAGGCCATCGACACGTTGACCTTTGCCAATGGCATTGCCACGGCCACCATCACGTCTGGGCACGCCTACCTTCGAGAGCAGGTCGTGCTGATCGCCGGGGCAGAGCAGCCCGAGTACAACGGATCGTTCCGCGTACTGACGACGACCACGACCACCTTCACCTACGCGGTGACGGGCACGCCGGTGTCGCCAGCAACGACGACCACCAACCTGAGCGCCAAGGTCGCGCCATTGGGTTGGGAGAAGCCGTTCGCGGGAACGAGCAAGGCCGCCTATCGCAGCAAGAACCCGCAGTCGCCGCAGAACATCCTGCTGATCGACAACAGCCTCAAGACCCCCGGCTACACCACGACCTGGGCCAAGTGGGCGAATGTCGGGATCGTGGAAGACCTGTCGGACATCGACACCATCGTTGGCGCGCAGGCTCCCTACGACCCGAACAACCCGACGCAGAACTGGAAGCAGGTCACAGCCAGCCAGTGGGGTTGGTACAAATGGTTCCACGCGCGCGGCCCTCAGTACGAAAGCAACGGCGACAGCGGCGGAGGTGGCCGCAACTGGGTGCTGATTGGTGACGACCGCCTGTTCTTCCTCTTCTGCACCAATGCAGCGGGCTACGGCTGGTATGGCCGCAACTGCTACTGCTTCGGCGACCTCATCAGCTTCAAACCCGGCGACAACTACGCCACGGTGCTGGCCGCCGACGACAACTACTCGGGCATGAGCAACTACTGGAGCTATCCCGGGCAGTTCAGCGGCTACGGTCTGGTGTCGTCCCTGGACTTCACGGGCAAGGTGCTGCTGCGCAATCACACCCAGCTTGGCAACCCGGTTCGCTTCGGGCTGACGTCCCTGAACACCAACAACGGTCAGCAGATCTGCGGTCGGGGCCCGACGCCATTTCCGAACGGCGCGGACTACAGCCTGTGGCTGTTGCCCACCTACGTTCGGCAGGAGGACGGCCATATGCGCGGCATCCTGCCCGGGATGCTGTGGATGTCCCAAGACCGCCCGTACAGCGATCAGACCATCGTGGACAACGTGGTCGGTCAGGCGGGCAAGCGCTTCCTGCTGGTCAGGACGCAGTACAGCTCGGAAACCGAAGGCGCGCAGATCGCGTTCGACATCACCGGCCCGTGGAGGTAAGCCATGAGCTACCCGCTGAGCGAAACCTTCGCCACGGCTCCGGCAACTGGCTACACCACGGTACTCGGGAGCATGGCCGCGAGCCACAACAGCGCCCAGCAGGCCATCGACATCTCGGCACCAACCAGTCAGTCCATCCTGCGCTTTAACGAGACGGCGCACGGCGACTTCTGGTTCGAGGCCGATGTCGAGTTCCTGACCGACCCGTCTGCCCGCAAGCACATCGGTCTGTGGATGACCACCGGCAACGGTTCCGAGGGCTACCGGTTCGCGCATCTGGACGGTGCCTGGGTCGTGACCCGCTGGAACAGCGGCTTCGGTGACGGCGCGGCGGTGACTGGCAGCGTCAACGAGGGAGCCAAGCCCGTCGCTGGTGTTGCCGACGTGGCTCTGACCTTCAACGTAGGCCAGCGGATGATCCTGCGCTGCGAGGTCATCGTCGGCGCGTTCGATGCCAACGGCGTGCCGTGGGCACGTCTGATCCAGTTCAAGGCCGGTGGCGTGCTGATGTTCCAGGTCGGTGATGCGAGCTACCGGGGCAAGCTGATTCCAGGCGTGTTCCTGTATGGGGCCACGGCACGCATCCACGCCATCGCCGGTGGCACGCCGTCCGGTCTGCCCGAGTTTCCCGCGACGGTGGGCGTGAACGCCGACGACGAGCTGGTGCGGTTGGCCGGGGGATCGACCTCGGTGCTCCCCGATCCCGCCGCCAACATCGGCGTCAACGCCCACATCGACCTGATGCGCCGCAACAGCCCTTCGTCCGATTTGTGGAACCGGGATGGCGGATACGACTGGCGCTTGCGCCCGATCCCGAGCGCGCGCAAGGACATCCATTTCAGCGGCCACGGCGTCATCGCCGGGACGGTCAAGGAAAAAGGCCAGCCCAACCAACCGCTGGTGCGGCGGGTGCAACTCATCAGCGAGAACGCCCGCGTCCTGGTTGCCGAGACCTGGTCTGACGCCAGCGGCAACTACCGATTCGAACTGCTGGACCCGGCCCAGAGATACACCGTGGTCAGCTACGACTACAAGCAGATGTACCGCGCCGTAATCGCGGACAACCTACGCCCGGAGCCCATGCCATGACCGTTGCGATCACCGTCGAACACAACGAGGCGCGGCTGGCGGGCACTCTTGCGTTCCTCGATGCGGGCAGCAACCCGGCGCGTCTGCGCATCTACGGTGGGACGCGGCCTGCCACTCCGGCCACGACGCCGACGAGCGCGATGCTGGTCGAGATCAGGTTGACCAAACCCGCTGGCACGATCTCGGGCGGACTCCTGACGCTGACGCAGCAGGAGGATGGGCTGATCACCAGCACCGGAATCGCCACCTGGGCACGGTTGGTGAATGGCAATGAGGTGACCGCCCTGGATCTGGACTGCAGCGGCACCGATGGCAGCGGCGACGTGAAGCTGGCCAGCACCAATCTCTATCTGGGTGGAGACGCCCGGATGGTGTCGGCGATCCTGGGGTAAACCGTGCCGAGCGCATCCACTGAACTGACGCTGGCGGCCACGTTGCCAGTGCCCGGGGTCAGCATTCAGATCGGGCCACCGCTGGTCAACCTGCTGTTCGACCAATCCGCAGCCACCGACGCCGACTTGGTGTTCGGGGCAGGCTTTGTCGCGCCGCGCGACGACGTGACGGTGCTGGCCAGCCTGCCGTTGCCGGTCGTCACCATCAAGTTCATTCCCCCGGCCCGGGCCGAGTTGCTGGCAGAGCTACCGGCGCTGACGGTGAGCACGTTGTTGCTGCGCCCGAGCGTGCCCTTGAGCGTGGTGGGCGCGAGCCTTCCGGGTGTTGTGTTCTCCGGCGAGGTCAGGTACTACTCGCGCACGCAGCGACCGACAGTGGGACAGACCGAGCATCTTTGGCAGGTGGCCAAGCAGGCCGAGGATGGTTCCACGCAGGGACAGCAGGACGCCGCCTCCACGCCCGCAGGCTGGAATGCGTTTTGGCGGCGCACTCTGAGTCTGCCGCAGGGCATCGCGCACAAGCTGCCGCCGGTGCTGGCGGCCGCGCCCGAACAACGGGATGCTCGCCACCAGGATGCCACGCGCCTGCAAGACTTGACGAGGTTCGCGCACCAGGATGCCACGCGGTTTGAGGTGGCCCGACAAGGCCTGTTCCAGAACGCAGGCCCGTTGCGGGATGCCACGCAGTTCCGTCATCAGGACGGCGACCGCAGCAAGCGTGCTGGACGCGTGGCCCCGTGGCAAACCGCCATCCTAGTCACCCGTGGCCAAGGGTCTGATTTCCAGAGTGCGCAGCCGGAATTGAGGGGATGGCGTGGCCGATATCAGGAGGCCGTGCCACCGCCACCGGGCATCAGCCGGTGGGTGGTGCCCGAGCCGCCTGTGCCACAGCCTTGCTACACGCCGAGCCCGCACCTGCTGTTCGCCGCGCTGACGGCGACCGACGGACATCTGCTGCTCCTTTGTGAAAACCACACCGACCCGCCGCCCCCCGATGGGGAGCCGGTGGTCGTTCCTGTCCGGAGGGTGTATTTCGTGATCAATGACGTGACCCTGCACCGCGTGCCCGATGGCACGCCGGTGCCGGTGTTCAACCTTTCGCTGTCGCTCGACGCCGCTTCGTGGGCGTGGGGCTTCGATGCGGTGCTGCCCGCCAAGGCCGAGTCCCTGGTCGCGCCCGGCACGGCCTCCGGCCCGGTCGAGCTCGTGGCCAGCGTCAACGGCACCACGTTCCGCGTGCTCGCCGAAAACATCAGCCGCGAGCGCATCTTCGGCGACGCCAGCATCCGCATCTCCGGTCGCGGACGCAACGCCGTACTGGCCGCGCCTTACGCCCCAGTGATGACCTTCTCGAACACCGAGGGGCGCACCGCGCGGCAACTGATGGACGACGTGCTCACGGTCAATGGCATTCCGCTGGGCTGGATGGTCGATTGGGGCCTCACGGACTGGAACATCCCGGCCGGGGTGTTCGCGCGGCAGGGAACGTGGATCGAAGCCTTGACTGCCATCGCCGGTGCCGCCGGGGGCTATCTGATTCCGCATCCCTCTGACCAGAGCATCCGCGTGCGTCATCGCTATCCGGTTGCCCCTTGGGAATGGAACACGTTGACGCCTGATTTCGTGCTGCCCGTCGATGCCGTCGCCCGCGAATCGCTGCGCTGGCTGGAGAAGCCCGCCTACAACCGCGTGTTCGTGTCCGGGCAGGACGTGGGCGTGCTCGGCCAGGTGACGCGGGCCGGTACCGCCGGAGACGTGCTGGCACCGATGGTCGTCGATGCCCTCATCACCGAGGCCGCCGCCGCACGTCAGCGTGGGATCGCCGTGCTGGCCGACACCGGGCATCAGATCGAGGTCAGCCTGCGCCTGCCGGTGCTCGCCGAGACCGGGATCATCGAGCCGGGGGCGTTCGTCGAGTACCAGGACGGCAGCGTGACCCGCCTGGGACTGGTGCGCTCGACGCAAATCGAGGCGGGAATGCCCGAGGTCTGGCAGACGCTGGGGGTGCAGGGCTATGCATAACCTCTACGAGCAGTTCCGCCAGCTG